TTTGGCAAGATATTACCGTCCTGCTTATTCTCCTTACGCTAGCAACTTCAGTTCAGAACTATTGGACGTTTATAACACGGTGAAGCCAACAAACATTCAGTATTTTGAAGAATGCAACGGCAGAACAGTCGCAAGAAATAAAAAACCAAAGACCTATTCAAATATACAGCGTTTAACTGAACAGTATGAGAACAGTTATTTTCTTCAACTTTATTGTCGTACAAGATTTTACGAAGAAGAAAGTAATTTTACTGAAAATCAAAAAGCTTTAATGATTGACGATGTTGTGGAAGTATCACAAAGAGTAAACACAACAACAGCTTTAAGGCAGTTTGAGCTAATATTAAATAAAACGTTTGACTATCAAGGATCGTTGAGTTATTATATAAACAAAGAAAAAGCGATAAAAGATTCAGAGAGGTGATTTTTGTTATTTCAAACGCTTGACGATAAAACTGAATGTGTTGGCGTTTACGTAGATGGAAAGCTTCATTTTGATCATATTCCGCAGAATTTAACAAAAACATGGCGTTTTACTGGATCGGTAACCGACCCACAAATTAAATACGCTTGGCTTTACTCTAACGGAGCCGAGATGGAAGATGTTTGTCCTCCAAGCTTGCTACCAGAGTTGGCAAGAATCAAAAAAACGTATTGGGCGTATCAAAAAAGCTTTGAGATCGCCAGAATACCTTTAACTGAATTTTGTTTTTTTGATATGGTTCCTCAATACTTTTTGTTGGAGTATTGCGAAATCAAAAACAAAGTTACACAAAATGTTTTTAACAATTTTGAACAGCCAGATAACTATGATCTTTTAGATTCTATTGATAAGCTAACTCATAAGATTCGTTATCAAAAATTAAATTTAAATAACGAAGGTTGCAAGAATCTTTATTACAGCACCTTTGGGCGTACAACAGCAGCTAAGTTTCTAAGTGGCAGTCAATACATCGACTACAACATTTTTGGCACGGTCACAGGACGCCTTACAACGAACAAAAAAAGTTTTCCGATACTGACGTGTGCCAAAAAATTTAGAAGGCTTATAAAGCCGCACAACGACGTTTTTCTAGCGTTAGATTATAACGGTGGAGATGTAAGTACGTTCTATGATTTGGTTGGCATTCCACAACCAAATGTTGATGTTCATGATTGGAATCGCAAGCATTTATTCTCTGGACAATTAACAAGAGATAACGCCAAGATTAAATTTTTTAAGTGGCTGTTCAACCCTGACTCAAAAATTGTTTCAGATCATAAATCATTAAATCGAGAAAAACTTCTTGACGAATGGTATGAAGATGGTTATATTAACACACCATTTAAAAGAAAGATGCAGGTTGACAAAAGAAAAGCATTAAGTTATCTTATTCAAAGTTCAACCAACGATAGAGTATTAACAAGGGCAATTGAAATTGATTCATTCTTACAACATCATAAATCTTTTATTTCTCACCTCGTTCACGACGAGGTTGTCATTGATTTGCATGAATCCGAGAAACATTTGATTCCATCAATAATTAATATCTTTGAAAAAGATAAATACAAAACCAATGTAAAGATCGGTGAGAATTATTTAGATTTAGAGGAAGTTAAATTTTGATTTCTGTTATTGGGCTCGGTACAGGAGCTTCTAAAATTGCTAGTTTATATTCTCGTTTGCCCCAATACAACGCTTATGAGATGAACTCGTCTATCTCCAGAAACTCAAAAAATAAATTTGCTTTAAAGTCCTTTAATAGCCCAAAAGAATACGAAAACAACATTCCAAATGTCTCTAAATTTTTTAAAGATTTAGATCATGAGGTTCAGTTTTTTGTTGTTGGATCTTCTTATAGTTCCAACTATTCTTTGGGCATAATAGAGCAAATTAAAGATAAGAAAATAGATCTTTTTTATATCAAACCTGATACCGAACTTTTAGCTGGAATTCCAAGACTTGTAGAATCTGCAACTTATGGTGTTCTTCAAGAATACGCAAGATCAGGTTTATTAAACAGTATTAATCTTATCTCAAACTTAAATGTTGAGAGCGTTTTAGGTAATGTTCCGATTAAAGGATACTATGAAACTTTAAACTCTGCTATTCAAAATTCATGTCATTATATTGACTATTTTGAGCGCTCTGAACCAGAAATAGGACTAATTACTAAACCATCCGAGATTTGTCGTATTAAAACCTACGGTATGCTCGACATGGAAACTTTAGAAGAAAAATGGTTTTTTAACCTTGACACTTACAGAGAGATATGTTATTATTTATGTATCAATGAAGAAAGGTTGAGAACTGACGGAACACTTCATAAAAAATACGTAAAATTACTAAAAAACAAACCAAGAAATGCTTTTATAAATATTTCGTATGCGATATACGAAACTGAATCCGAACAGGACTTTGGGTTTTGCGTTGCCCGAACTAACGCAGTGCAAAAAAACTCTTGACTTTGCTAGCCAAGAGTGTTAAGTTGAGATATCAAGGAACGCTTGATATACTATAGCCAAAAAGGAGAAATAAAATGGCAATTAACATGGATCTAATGCGTCGTAAACTAGCGACTCTTCGTGGTGAGAATACTCGTGATAGTAAGGCTTCAATCTGGTTTAAGCCTGATGAGGGAGATACTGATATTCGTATCGTTCCTACTGCTGACGGGGATCCTCTAAAAGAACTATTCTTCCATTATGATGTTGGTAATCATAGGGGAGGTATTATGTGCCCCAAGCGAAACTTTGGTGAGCACTGTCCGATCTGCGAATTTGCGTCAAAACTATGGCGTGAAGGCGTCGATAACGATGATGTAGACAGTAAGAATCTTGCAAAAAGTCTATTTGTTCGTACTCGTTATTTCTCTCCTGTTTTGGTGAGAGGTCGAGAGGACGAAGGAATCAAGGTGTATGGATACGGCAAGAAGGCTTATGAGCTACTATTGGGCTACATCCTTGATCCAGAATACGGTGATATCACAGACACTCTAGCTGGAACTGATATTACTGTTACATACACGCGCCCCACGAAGCCTGGAGCGTACCCTCAGACGAGCATGAAGGTTCGTCGTAATACATCAACTCTGCTAGAAGACACTGAGGCGATTCCAAGCCTGCTGGATTCCGCACCTGATTTTGATACGCTCTTTGAGAAAATGACCTCTTCTCAGATCGATGCGATTCTAGACGAATTCCTATCTGGAGATTCTGGTGCCGAGAGTCGCTCTTCGGAAACTCATCGCTACAACAAAGTCGATCAGGCTTATAACGACCTGATGGACTCGAACATTCCTTTCTAGGCTGAGTTGAGCCGCTGGCAGATCGGTTAAAATCTGCCCTTTTTATTTATTAGGAGAAATAATGCCGAAAGCTAAGGCAAAGGCTGGTCGTGTGCCTATTGGTGATTTAATGGGAATTATCAACAAAAAGGCAGGCGCTCCAGTGGCGCATAATTTAAATGAAGATAACCCTACTGAAGTTAAAGATTGGATTCCAACTGGCTCACGTTGGCTTGATTCTATTATCTGCAAAGGTCAGTTAGCGGGTATTCCTGTTGGTAAAATCACAGAGATTGCTGGTCTTGAGGCTACAGGTAAATCTTATATGGCAGCACAGATTGCTGCAAATGCTCAGAAAAGCGGTAAACTAATAATTTATTTTGATTCTGAGTCTGCTATTGATCCCAACTTCCTTCAGAGAGCAGGTTGCGATCTTGAGCGTATTATGTACGTTCAGGCTCAGTCTGTTGAGTTTGTTCTTGAGACAATTGAAGAACTTCTTGGAGCAACAGACGAGCAGCTTGTATTTATCTGGGATTCTCTTGCTTTCACACCAACAATTACTGATGTGGAAGGAGATTTTAATCCTCAGTCTTCAATGGCAATGAAGGCAAGAATTCTATCAAAAGGCATGTCTAAACTAATCATCCCTATTGCTGATAAACAAGCAACTTTGATTGTACTAAACCAGCTAAAAACAAATATTCCTCAAGGTCCAAATGCTCGTATTGTAGCTATGACCACTCCTTACGTTACTTCTGGTGGTAAGGCTATGCATTATGCTTATTCGCTTCGTATCTGGCTAACAGGAAGAAAAGCTAAATCTGCTTATATTGAAGATGATAAAGGCTTCAGAATCGGTTCAGAAGTTAAATGTAAGCTTGAGAAATCTCGTTTTGGCACCCAAGGTCGTTCTTGCGCTTTTAGAATTCTTTGGGGTACAAATGAGATTGGTATCCGGTGTGATGAAAGCCTTTTTGATGCTATCAAGGGTTCTGAACATTTGTCTAACTCTGGTGCATGGTATTCGCTTACTATGGAAGATGGATCTGTGAAGAAGTTTCAACCTTCTAAATGGACTCAGTTTATGGCAACGGACGCCGACTTCAAGCAGCGAGTATACCAGATCCTTGACGAAGAAGTTATAATGAAGTTTGATAAACGCCAGGGTAGTGCGTCTTCTTTCTACGAGGACCAAGAGGATCTATCAATTCCCGTAAGTGAGTAAAAAAACCATTAATTAAAACTGATGATGAATTTAAATAATAAATCATTCGTCTTATAGAAGAAGAGATTGTTCAGAAATTCCATAATCGTGAAGGTAACGCAAGCTGTTTTTACGAAGAGCCCGAAAATTTGACAGTCCCATTACAGGAGTAAAAAAATGATTAATTTGTTTGCCTTAATGTTTTTAGGTCTAATGAACACAGCTGATGCTGCGCATAGACACCCTCATCCACAGCCACCAAGAGCAGCTATCCAGCATGTACATCGCCAGAATCATCGTGGACCTTACTGGCACAATGGACATAAATACCACAAGAGCGCTGGTATTATTTGGAGATGGATCCCTGGTCACTGGCAGGGCAGAGTTTGGGTCAGGGGGCATTGGGCGGTTCACATCAGACTTTGATTTAAAATACTTGACAGCAACCTCCTGATCAGTTAAATTATAACTGTCAGGAGGTTTTTTTGTTGAGAGTTCAAAAGTATGAGTATTCTTCGGATACTGAAAAGCTACACAGGTATTCAGGCAAAATCAAGCGCTACATGAGTCTTGCTGGTCGTGTTGCTCAGCAGTCATGCAGTGACATTCGTCATGGCGCGGTTCTTGTCAGTGGCAACTCTGTTGTAAATGTTTCGGCAAACAAGAACAGCTTTTGTTCTTTTGGTTCTCGTTTTCGCAAAGAATCTATTCAGCCTGGGTGCGCTACCGTCCATGCTGAACTTGGCGCTATCCTCGGCATTGATCGCAGTAAGACGCATAATGCTGATATTTATGTGGCGCGCATTGACAAGCAAGGAGACTACAAAATGTCAAAGCCTTGTCCAATGTGTGAAGCAGCCCTTCGACATGTCGGTATTCGACGTGTTATATTTACTATCAACAACAAGAAAGCAGGGAGCTACAGACTATGAAAAACTATGGATACGCATGCTTAAAACATTTCTTTTGACTATTTATTATAGGAGAAACGTTTTATGCAAACCAAAATCTGTAAAGACTGCCAAGAAGAAAAAACAATAGACCACTTCTACAAGAAAAGTGGAAGACCCGGTAAGTTCGTGCCTTATTGCAAGCCTTGCTCGTTGATCAGAAACAACAAGTCAAGGAAGAAGAACCCCAACACATTGGCAAGAACAAAAAAGAACTGGAAAGAGTGGTCTTCAAAAGAAGAAAACAAGCAAAAGAGAAGAGAATACAATAAGAAATACTATAAAAAAAGATGCGATGAAGATCCGTTTTATAGGTTAAAACTTCGTATGGGCAGTTGGATACTACTAGCGATCAAGAATAACAATGGCTCAAAAGAGGCTAGTGTGTGGGAACATTTACCCTATACACCCCAGCAATTGAAAGAGCATATAGAAAACCAATTTGAAGACTGGATGACGTGGGAAAACCACGGAAATGGAGAAGGATGCTGGAATTTGGATCACATATATCCGCAGTCATTATTACCATATGATAGTTTAGAGCATCCAAACTTTCAAAAATGTTGGGCTTTGGAGAATTTGCAGCCTCTTCCTTGGAAAGAAAACCTATTAAAAAGCAATAAAACTTCTTGACTTTGTTGCACGACTTTTCTATAGTATAAAGAGCATATAGGAGGGAATTATGCGTAATTATGGCTATGCATGCATTTGCAAGTCGCTGTCCGATCTGCCCAAGTCACAGCGCATCACAACCAACCGCTCTATGATTCGTCGCACCTTTGACGAGCGCGGCATCAAGTATGCATCAGAGTTGGCTTTGCTCAACGTCAAAGATCTAAACAAGATTCTTCGTTGGAATCTAACAAAAGGTATTTCGTTTTATCGTCTATCTTCCGACATTTTTCCGTGGGCGTCTGAATATGCGATGGAAGAACTGCCAGACTATGAGTCCATTTTGTTTTACTGCCAGCAGGCTGGCGATTTTGCCAAGCAACACAACATGCGCTTGACTGCTCACCCTGGACCGTTCAACAAGCTGGCTTCACCCAAAGAGCGCGTGTTCAACCTTACAGCTACTGATCTAAAAGTTCATGCTGACGTGTTTGACATGCTCGGTCTTGAGCGCTCTCCGTATGCCAAGCTCAACATCCATGTTGGTGCTGCTTATGGCGATAAGCCTACAGCGCTCGAAACCTTTTGTCGCAATTTTGAGCGTCTGCCAGATTCCGTGCGCTCTCGCTTGACTGTCGAAAACGACGACAAAGATTCACTATACTCTACCAGCGAGCTTTACGATGGTGTTTATAAACGTATCGGTATTCCTATCGTCTTTGACTACCACCATCATCGCTTACACCCTGGCAATCAAACTGAGCAAGAAGCGTTGCAAATGGCTGTTTCAACGTGGGGAAACATCAAGCCTGTTGTCCATTACGCTGAATCCCGCTCTGTTGAGCAAGATAACCCTAAGATCAAGCCACAAGCTCATTCTGATTACGTCAATGATTACTTTGACGACTATGGATATGATCTTGATGTTATGATCGAAGCAAAACACAAAGAACTTGCACTTTTGCATTATCGTGATATAATGGGCAAGGAGGTGTTGAGTGGCTAAGAGAGTTTTATTTATAGACGGACTTAACGCGATGATTCGCGCTTATATTGTCGATCCTTCAATTTCTCATCATGGGCAACCAATCGGAGGAATCAAAGGATTTATTAAGATCCTTCAGAAGCTTGTAAGAGAAACAGAGCCAGACCAGATTGTTGTTTGTTGGGACGGACCTGATGGCTCTCGCAAGCGAAAAGACATTGACAAAAATTACAAAGGTGGTCGCAAGCCGATCAGATTAAATCGCGCTTTTCATAATCTCACAGAAGAACAAGAAACCGAGAACAAAGCTTGGCAACAGCTAAGACTAATGGAATACCTAAATAGCATGCCAGTTGTTCAGATTATTTTGCCCCAGATTGAAGCAGACGATGTTATTTCTTTTTTGACTCAAACTGATTATTATAATGGCTGGCAGAAAGTTATTGTTTCTAACGATAAAGATTTCATGCAGCTTTGCGACGATGAGACAGTATTGCTTCGCCCTGTGAAAGACGAAGTTCTAAACAAAAAGACGATCATCCAACAAACAGGAATTCATCCTACCAACATGGCTCTCGCCAGAGCTATTATCGGAGATAGTTCAGATAATCTTCCCGGTATTAGAGGTGCTGGGTTTGCGACGGTTGCAAAGCGACTACAGTTTCTTTCAGAAGAAAAGACATATACAATTCAAGACGTGATTGATTATTGTGAAAGTTCAGATAAGAAAATTAATTTCTTTTCTAACGTTGTAGAGGGAAAGAACGTTGTAGAGCATAATTATAAAATGATGCAGTTGTACTCCCCACAAATGTCACTTCAGTCAAAGGTCAAGGTAAAGCATGCTATTGAAAATTTTGACCATGCATTCAATAAAACAGAAATAATCAAAATGATGCGTGAAGATGGATTTGGTGAGTTGAATTGGGAGACACTAAGAACTGCCTTAAACAGAATTG